AAGAAGCACACTCAGTTTGAGTATGTGGAGTTGCGGGATCACGCCATGATTGGCGGCAGGTTCTATGAGCGCTCCGCAGCGGAAATGATGGGTTCTTGAGGAAGTTCCTCCAAAGCCACGCGAGCCACAAGAAATAAATCACTCAAGGTTTAGAAATGGCGCAGGAAAAGAAAGCCGCGCCGGACTGGGAGCGCATTGAGGCTGACTACCGGGCCGGCGTTCTGTCGATCCGCGAAATAGCAGCCGCACAAGGTATTACCGACACCGCGATCCGCAAGCGTGCCAAGCGTGATGAATGGGTCCGCGATCTGGCTGAACGCATACAGGCTAAGGCTGACGCGCTGGTTCGCACCGCAGAGGTTCGCACACAGGTTCGCACAGAAAGCGCGATCTCCGAGCGCGAACTGATTGCCGGCAATGCCGAGACAGTGGCGACCGTAAAGCTGACGCAGCGCAGGGATATTTCCCGCGCGCGCACGCTTGCCATGTCCCTGCTGGGTGAGTTGGAGGCACAGACCGTCGATATCACGCTCTTCGAAGAGCTGGGAGAAATCCTTCGCTCCGAGGACGACAAGGGTCAGGACAAGCGCAACGACATCTACCAAAGGGTGATATCGAGCGCCGGCCGCATCGATGGCATGAAAAAGCTATCGGACACCATAAAGACACTTGTCGGCCTGGAGCGTGAAGCCTACGGCATTGCTACCACTCCGCAAGAGGTCAACCTGAGCGCTACGGTCACCAACAAGGGCCCGCGTGAACTGACCGACGAAGAACTAGCCGCCGAGCTTGCTAAGTATGGGATCGAACCATGAGAAGCTGGCTCTTCTAAAAGAAGCTAGGCTGCGCAAGTGCCGGACCGACTTCCTGACGTACCGCAAGACCATCAACCTGACAGCTAAATGGGGTTGGTGGCAGATCGAGATTGCAAAGGAGTTGCAGCAGTTCTATGAAGACCTGATGGCCGGTAAGCGCCCGAAGCTGGTCATCCAAGCGCCCCCGCAGCATGGCAAGTCGGTGCAGATCATCGACTTCATTTCGTGGGTAGCTGGCCGCGATCCTTCGCGCCGGACTATCTATACATCGTTCTCCGAGCGCCTCGGGATTCGCGCCAACCTTCGGCTGCAGCGCCTTTATGACTCGGAGCTGTACCAAGAGATATTCCCCGAGACGACGATCAACCGCTCCAACGCGGTCACATTGTCCGGACAATACCTGCGCAACCGAGAAATTCTCGAATACGTTGGCAAGGAAGGCTACTTTCGAAACACGACCGTCCGCGGATCGATAACCGGCGAGTCACTTGACCTTGGCGTCATTGACGATCCGATCCGAGGGCGCCAGGACGCGAACAGCCTGACTATTCGCGACGCGGCATGGGATTGGTTCACGGATGACTTCTTTACGCGATTCAGTGAGGAAGCTGGACTGCTGGCGATTCTCACGCGCTGGCACGTGGATGACCCAATCGGGCGGCTGATTGATCGCTATCCGGAAGTAAAGGTGCTGAGTTACCCGGCAATCGCCGAGGTCAACGAGCCGCACCGCAAGCAGGGTGAGGCACTGTTCCCCGAGCACAAGTCCATTGAGTTCCTTCGTGAGCGCGAAGCGATCATGGATCGAGCCAACTGGATGGCGCTGTATCAGCAGCGTCCAATGGCGTCGATGGACAGCACGCTGTTCCTCACCGAAAGCCTTCTGGTTGATGGCCAGCCTGTTGAATACCCGGAGCGCTGCGACCAAGTATTCGCGGTTCTCGACACGGCACTCAAGGATGGCCTGGAGCACGACGGCACAGCGGTTATCTACTGTGCGCGGAACAAGATCGCCGGTCACCCGCTCATCATTCTTGACTGGGATCTGATTCAGATTCAAGCGGTATTTCTTGATGAGTGGCTCCCTACAGTCAATCAGCGGCTTGAGCACTTTGCCGATCTGACCAAGGCTAGGCAGGGCAATGTCGGCATGTGGATCGAAGACAAGGCAAGCGGAATCGTGTTGCTGCAGCAGGCAGCACGCCGCGGTCTCCCGGCCTTCCCGATCGACAATGAACTGGTCAGGCAGGGCAAGGAGGGGCGCGCGCTGTCAGTTAGCGGTCACGTCTATGCCGGAAAGGTCAAATTCAGCCGCCACGCCTACGACAAAGTGTCGAGATACAAAGGTCAGACGCGCAACCACTTGTTGCAGCAGGTGTGTGGCTTCCAACTCGGTGAAAAAACCCCGCATCAGATGGACTTGTTAGACACATTCACTTACGGCGTGGCAATCAGCCTCGGCGACTCAGAAGGCTGGTAAATGAGCGATCTCAACTCTGACGGCGGCGCAGCGGCTTTCGATGTGCCCGCTGGCAAGAAGACCGCTCTCATGCGGATCCTCGATGCCGACGACATCGTACCGGGCGCATCACCTTCCTATGAAGCCTGCAAGGAGATTTATAGCTATCATCCGCTTGGCGCAAAAATGGCTGAAGCTCCGATCGAGGAAGCCCAGAGCCAGGAGCGCGAGATCACCATTCCTGGCGGCCCCGAGGACGATCTAAAACAGGCATTCCAGCGCGAATGGATGGCTATCGGCATGACGGGTGCCGACGAGGTCATAAAAGGCCACCAAACGCTAAAGCGCATCTATGGCATAGCGTCTCTGGGGGTGGGGGGCAAGTTCCTGAATGGTACGGAAATGCCGACCAATGAGCCTTTGCCCTATGACAGGCTCCACGAAATGGAGTTGTATTTCAACGCATGGGATCCGCTCAACACGGCTGGCTCCCTCACGCTGAATCAGGATCCGAACGCGCCTGACTTCCAGAAGCCGCAATATATTCGCGTTGCAGGCAAGGATTACCACTCGTCCCGCGCCGTGATCGCGCTCAACGAGTCGCCGATCTATATCGAGTGGACGAACAGCGCATTCGGCTTTGTCGGTCGCTCCGTCTATCAGCGCGCCCTCTTCCCGCTGAAGACCTATATCCAGACGATGATCACCGATCAGGCCGTGGCCGAAAAGGCTGCGCTGCTGGTTGCGAAGATGAAATCGCCTGGCTCAGTTATCGATCAGCGTGCGCGTAGCTGGTTTGGTCTCAAGCGCAACGCGATCAAGGGCGCCAAGACCGGCAACGTTGTATCGATCGGCATTGACGAATCCATTGAGTCAATTGACCTGAAGAACCTGCGCGACGCTGCGGAGTTCTCGCGGAACAACTGCATCAAGAACATCTCGACCGCGGCGAAGATGCCCGCCTCAATGCTGTATCAGGAGACGCTGACCGAGGGGTTCGGCGAGGGCTCTGAAGACGCCAAGATCATCGCGCGCTTTATCGACCGGATGCGTATCGAGATGCAGCCGGATTACCGCTTCATGGACGAGATCGTCATGCGGCGCGCGTGGAATCCCGAGTTCTACAAGATCATCCAGCGCAAGTATGCTGAGTATCAACGCGTACCGTACGAGACGGCCTTCTACGAGTGGAAGAACGCATTCACGGCGACATGGCCGAATCTGCTGGTTGAGCCTGAGAGCGAGCTGATCAAGGTTGACGATACCGTGATGAAGTCGGCGATTGCTCTGTATGAGGTCGCTTCGCCTCAACTTGATCCGGCAAACAAAGCGCGCGCGACTATTTGGCTTGCTGAAGTCGCCAACGGGCGGAAAAAGCTGTTTTCCACTCCGCTTGAACTTGACGAAGATGCGCTTGCGTCGTATGTCCCGCCCGAGCCCGAAACAGAGCCTAAACCCATTGTCGAAAGCAGCCACGAATGAGCGTCCGCCCATCCATCAACGCGACTTTTCACGAAGTCCTGACGGCGGCGGTTCGCGATATTTCAGAGAACGGGTATGACGACATCGCGCGGCTGGATAACTGGCTGCGCCGGCTGAGGCTCGCTGCCATTGCCGACCTTCCGTCTCCGCAGGAAATCCAGAGCCGGATGCAACTGGCGATGCAGACCGTCTTTGACCGGACGTTCTCGAAGTCGGCGGCACTGCGGTATCACCCGGGTATTCCGCGGTTCACGTTGGAGCGTCTGAAGCCATTCGCGCGCGCCGAGCTCGACAAGCGGATTCTCGCCAGCGCGAACCTGATCAAGCTGAATCGCGAGCAGGCGATCGAAAAGACGCTGCAAAGGTTCTCTGGCTGGGCGACGTCGATACCCGATCAGGGTTCGCGCGTCGTCGACAAGGTGGATGTCAAAGAGCACATCGCCAAGCCGATTCAGCAGATCAAGTACGAAGCTCGGCGCGTCAGTATCGACCAAGGGCACAAGCTGATCGATGCCGTCAACGATGCGGTGGCCAAGCAAAGCGGTGCAATCGCTGCGAAGTGGCGCTCGCACTTCAAGCAGGCAGGCTATGACGCCCGTCCTGACCATGCGGATCGCGACAGCAAGATTTATCTGATTCGCGGATCGTGGGCGCATGATCAAGGTCTCGTCAAGCCGGGACCGGACGGCTATACCGATCAGATTGAGCGGCCAGGCGAACTCGTTTTTTGTCGCTGCTATTACGTGCATCTCAATGCTCTGCGCGAACTGCCCGAAGAGATGCTGACAGCTAAGGGCAAACAGTTGCTCGAAGAAACCCGCATCAAGCGCCCCGCACTCGCCTAAACGTGGAGCACGCATGAATCCGTTTGAGAACTGCAAGCCATATCTCTTCCGTGCGGCCGGCGATGGCCCATTCGAAGACGCTGCCCTATATTGCTTTGAAATCGTCATTGGCGGCACGCCCCAGTATTTCCCGGCCTTCCGCAACATGGATGGTGAAGATCTGATGCACAAGACCTTCCCCGGCGAGGGCTATGACAGTCGGAAGCAATACATGACGATTGCCGCTTTGACCGATGAGCAGATCGGGAGCAGTTCTAGTTGCTTCGGTTGGTTCGTTGACGGTCAGTTTGTCCGGCTCAGCACCCCGCTCGTCTAGTCTCGCATCACCCACACAAAGCCACCCAGGAGGTGGCTTTTTTCATTTGGACATTGCATGGATTCGGCCTCACCCCACTGCGCCGGCATCCTCTTCCGCGCCCCCGGACCGCAATACCTGCTCGTCAAGCGCAGCGATACGGGTGAATGGGAGCAGCCCGGCGGGCACATCGATGGCGATGAGTCGCCCGAAGAAGCCGCAGCGCGCGAGTGCGTCGAGGAAATCGGCGCATGCCCGGACGGCATCCGCTGGATTGGGCGCATCACAACCAATCCGGACGGCGGCGATTACACGTGCTTTCTGCAGGATGTACCGGCGCCATTCGATCCGAAGCTCAACGATGAGCATACCGAGTGGCAATGGGTCTCGCCTGCTGCATTGCCAGACCAGACGCACCCGGAAGTCGTCAAGACGATTGGCCTTGTCACCGGTAACGAGCTGGACATTGCCAAGCGCATGGCGGCGAAGGAGTTGCCATCCCCGCAGCGATACGAAAACGTCTGGCTCTTCGATCTGCGCATCACTGGTACGGGGCTGAGTTACCGAACGGCGCTCGATGAGTACTCGTGGCGAACTCCTGATGAATTCCTGACCGAAGAGTTCCGCGAGCGCTGCTACGGCCTGCCGGTCATCTTCGAGCACCCCAAGACGCTCCTGAATTCGAAGGAATATCACGAGCGCAATGTCGGCTCAATTTTCCTGCCCTACCTCACCACTGACGAGGTCTGGGGCATTGCCAAAGTATTCGATGACGATGCGGCTGTGCTGATGCATGAGTCGCACGAATCGACCAGTCCCGCGGTTGTCTTCCGCGACGCGGGCTCAGCCGAATTCCGGGAAATAGACGGGAAGACGGTTCTTATCGAAGGTAAGCCCTCCTATCTGGACCATCTCGCAATCTGCAAAGAGGGCGTGTGGGACAAAGGTGGCGAGCCCAGCGGAGTCAACAATGGAGAAATTCGAATGGACGAAAACGTAACGCCGGCTCCGGCCGAACAGGTGCCCGCCTGGGCCGACGCCCTTGGCAAGCGATTCGATGAGGGTCTGGCTTCTTTCGGCCAACGCCTCGATGCACTTGAAAACAAGGGCGGCGATCCGATGCCTGCCGCTCCGATGCGCGGCGATGCTGGTCCTGCTGCTGAAATGGCAGTGGCTGAAGCGGCTGGCGCTGTCGAGGAATCGGCAGAAGCCAAAGCGGCGCGCGAACTGAAAGAGCGCCAGGACGCAGAAGATTGCGCCCGTCGCGACTCCGAAGAAAAGGATCGCAAGGAGAAGGAAGAAATGGAGCGCAAGGACGCAGCCGAACGCCTCGACGCACAGACGCGCGAGAACGTGGACCTGAAGGCGAAACTCGAAGCGATGAATGCTCGTATCACCTCGCTCACGACTCCCCTGTCGGTCAGCGATCGCGACGCACTCAGCTCGGCCCAAGCCCGTTGGGACTCGGTCGCACAGATGCTGGGTGACAGCATTCCGGCGCCGCTCCACGGCGAAAGCCCGATCGCGTACCGCCAACGCCTCGCCTCGCGCTTCCAGAAGCACAGCGACAAGTTCAAGGGCATCCGCCTGGATTCGCTCGATGGCGTCGTGTTTGACACCGTCGAAGAACA